CCTTCATGAATTTGCTTTACTGCTGCTTCTAAATCAAACCCTTCTAATTGTCCTCTTGATTTTTTATTTAGAAGAAATTCACCAACAACCATATCAACTGCTATTTCATGAAGTTCTTCAGGAATGGTATTAATGTTGCAATCAGCTTTGATGCTATTTTCAATCTTTTGGATAAGGAATTCAATCATCCAATTATCAGCTTCAGTAACTTCATATCCAAAAGATTCAAGCCTTTTTGTTACATCTTCCAACATCATTACCACCCCTTATTTCTTTTTCTTTGTAGTTTGCTTCTTTGGTGCTTCCTTCTTTTCAGGTTCTTTTATTAATTTAGTTGCTTCAGCTTTCTTGGCAAGTTTTTCTTGTTGCTCTTTTAATCTTTTAGCTTCTTCCCTTCTTCTTCTTTGAAAAGCAGTAGCACTCATGTAATCACCTCACAAATAAAAAGGGGGTAAAAAATTAACTACCCCCTTTTAACAGAATTTTACTTATTCTATAGGTCTGCCTTTACTTTAACTAAGAAATGGTTTTCCTTTTCTATTGCGTACCCCATAATTCCAACCCCATCATCGTCAAGAGTAACTTTAATCGCATCATTTTCAGCCCAAGTTCCACCTAAAACCACGTCAAAACTTGCTACACCGTTCTCGAATTTAAGGTTAAAAGTTGCATTAACTCCCTGAGTTCCATCATTTATAGCGATAGTTCCAGAAGAGGATGAAGAGGATGTTTTATTGACTTTAACTTGCCTTGTGCCATTAAAAAACTCCAAGACCTTTGACTTATCTTTATTCATTATCTTTATAGTCACGGGCACAACCAAGCCATCATCTGCTTGTGATACAGTAGGTTGAAGTGCAGGCTCATTTGCTCCAGTCATAGCAGGAAGAATAACAGCCTCAATATCCCCGCTTGCAGCATCTTCTATGGCTTTCATATAGTCATAAAACTCATTAGGGGTATAGGTAAACCTTTTAAGATAATCCAAATATCTCATTTACTATCCCTCCTTATTCTGATGCAGCTACAAGTTTATGCTTGAATTGCACAATACGAACGTTTTTAGACTCATATACTCTTTCCCAGTTCCTATAATCAGCAAGTTCAGCATTGCTTGGGGTTGAACCTGCAACATAAGCATTTGTAAATTTTACTCCTCTTGGATGAAGGAT